CACTTTCACTAGTTAGAACAGTGAAAGCAAACGGTATTGCTGGTGCTGTTGTAGGTACACCTACTATCTCACATAACGCTCCTATATGTCCACCACCTGATATTTGTTGTCCACACATTATGTTTTTAAATGCTGGATCACCAAATGTTAAAATAAGCGGTATACCTTGGGGTAGAGTTACTGATAGTGCTGACGCAGGCTTTATGATAAGAGGATCATTGAATGTATTTGCAAATGGTCTGTAATATCTTATAAATATAGGTATGGCCTACTCAAACTATGACGCAACTACAACGAATCAAAGTAAAAGATCAAATCGTATCTATAGTGATTTGAATTTAAACTTTACTAAAAATCCTGCTACAAAGGATGTTGCAAAAGTCTTTGATGTACAGGCAATTAAAAGAGCTGTTAAAAATATTATATTAACAAATAGATATGAGAAACCTTTTAATTCAGAATTTGGTTGCAATTTAAGAGGATTTCTTTTTGAAAATTTAACTGATCCTGTCCTTGTATTAATGAAGGATAGAATTTCAACAGCAATAGAAAAATATGAACCAAGAGTTACGGTAGAGGATATTGTCATAAAAGATGATGGAAAAAATGGAGTAAATATTATGGTTTCATTTTTAGTAACAGGATCAGAAGAACCAGTAACCGTATCAACATTTTTAAAAAGAGTAAGATAATATGGCACAGCACAGACTAGATATATCAGAATTAGATTTTGCTAATATAAAACAATCATTACAAACATTTTTATCAAATCAAAACGAATTTAAGGATTATGATTTTGAAGGAAGTTCTCTTAATGTTTTATTAGACGTTTTAGCATACAATACACACTACTTGGCTTACAATGCAAATTTCGTAGCAAACGAAATGTTTATGGACACAGCACAATTAAGAACAAGTGTTTCCTCATTAGCAAAATTAGTTGGTTATACACCAAACTCATCCAGAGCACCAATCGCAGATTTAAAAATAGTTATTAATGATGGAACAGGATCTTCAATTACAATTCCTGCAGGTACAAAATATACATCCGTTATAGATGGACTTACATACACGTTTGTTTCAGTATCGGATAAAGTTGTTCAACCTGTTGATGGTGTTTATACTTGCCAAAGTTTAAATTTTTATGAAGGTACATATGTAAGTTATAATCACACTTATGACGCTGGTGATGTAGACCAAAGATTTTTAATTCCAAGTGATAGAGTAGATACTACAACAGTAAAAGTTGCTGTTCAAAATAGTGGTTCAGATATAACAACAGCCATTTATGCTAAAGCAACTTCAATTACAGAATTAGATGGTACAAGTAAAGTTTATTTTTTACAAGAAGCTGAAGGTGGTCAATATGAAATATATTTTGGTGATGGAGTAATTGGTAAAGAATTAAATGACGGTAATATTATTAATATAAGTTATGTAGTAACAAATAAAACAGAAGCTAATGGTGCTACAGCATTTACTTTAGCAGGAACAATAACTGGATTTACAGATATAACTACTACGGTTAATTCATCGGCGCAAGGTGGTGCTGAACCAGAATCTATAGATAGTATAAGAAGGAATACTCCTCATTTTTATTCATCACAAGATAGGGCAGTTACAATAGACGATTACAAAGCTAAAGTTAAACAATTATATGCTAACTCTCAATCGGTATCTGCTTGGGGTGGTGAAGACGCTGAAACACCTTTTTATGGTAGAGTTTATATTTCTATTTTACCAATAAGTGGTTCCAATCTTACTGCTTCAACAAAAGATAGAATTGTTACAAGTCTAAAAAAATATTCAGTTGCTTCAGTTACACCAGTAATTATTGATCCAGAAACTACAAGTATCATATTAACTTCAACAGTAAAATTTGATGAAGCGGCAACACCAAAAACTTCCGAAACTATAAAGTCAGATGTTATTACTACAATTACAGATTACAGCGCAAGTACTTTACAAAAATTTGATACAATTTTTAGATATTCAAAACTAACAGGTTTGATTGATGAAACAGATATTAGTATCTTATCAAATATAACAACAGTAAAATTAAGAAAATCTTTTAGTCCAACATTAGGTTCTTCATTAAAATATTCAGTTAATTTTTCTAACGCATTATATAATCCACACTCTGGTCATAATGCTACTGACGGTGGTATTGTAGTATCAACAGGATTTAAAATAGATGGAGATACTACAAACGTTTGGTATTTAGATGATGATGGAGATGGTAATGTTAGAAGATATAGAATGGATGGTGCTATAAGAACCTATGGTAATAGTACACAAGGTACAATAGATTATGATACAGGTCTTATTGAAGTTAATTCTTTAAATGTATCCAATATTGAAAATGTAAGAGGTACAGCTTCAACAGTTATTGAGATTACAGTAAACCCAAATTCAAATGATTTAGTTCCAATTAGAAATCAAATATTAGAAGTGGATGTAGCAAACAGCACGGTTAATGTTGAGGCTGATACACTAGTGGGAGGCTCAGCAAACGCTGGTATAGGATATACCACAACAAGTAGTTATTAGATGACATGGCTGACTTCAGAAATAAATTATCAAATCTTTTAAGTTCACAAGTACCTGATTATGTACTTGAGGACCACCCATTATTTTTAGACTTTGTAAAAGCTTATTATCAACTATTAGAATCAGCAGAAATTAAATTAACAAATATTGGTGATCCAGACCATATACAACTTAATAGTCAAACAGGTCAAATTAATTTTATATCATTAAATGGAACAAATGTTAGTAGTGATGATGAAGATGATAGATTACTTTTAGAAGACACTACTTATGGTGACTTTATAAATGGAGAAATAATTACAGGTTCAACGTCTGGTGCTACTACTACAATCTTAATTGAAGATGTGGACGTAGGTGCTCGTTTATTCGTAGCACATCAAAACAAATTTATAGAAGGTGAATTAATTACAGGTTCAACTTCAAATGCTCAAGCTACTATATTAAAATATAGAGCCAATCCAGTTCAAAACATACAACAACTTTTAGATTATGCTGATGTGGATAAAACAATTCAAGGTTTTTTATCACAATTTAGAAATTCATTTTTAACATCTATTCCAGATAGATTAGATGAGAATGTAGATAAAAGAAAACTTATAAAGAATATTAAATCTCTTTATCAATCAAAAGGAACAAAACGTGCTAGTGAAATATTTTTTAAATTATTGTTTAATGAAGTTGCTGAAATAAGACATCCAAAAGATAATGTTTTAAGATTGTCTGATGGTAAATGGGACACTAGATTAATATTACGTTGTTTAGAAGTTGGAACTTCAGATGCTTCCAACCTTATAGGTCAAACGATTACACAAGCAGATAGTCCAACTAATACTGCTATTAATGAAGCCACTGGTATTGTAGAAGATGTATTTAAATTTATTATTGGTGGTACTACAGTTACAGAATTAGTATTGGGAAATACTTCGGTAGTAGGTACTTTTATTTCTGACCAAAATATTACTGGAATAGATAATACAGATTCAGATGTAACAATTAAGTGTACTCTTACAGGTATTATTTCTGATAGAACAATGACAACAGATGGTGCATTATATAATGAAGATGATGAGATTACATTAGCTGCTGGTGGAACAGGTTCATCTTTAAAAGTAGGACCTGTGGGATCTGGTGCAATACAAGAAGTTATTATTGATGATGGTGGAACAGGATACGTTGTAGGTGATGTTGTTAATTTTAGCACAGGAAATGCTACAGCAAAAGTTTCAGTTGTAAATGGTGGTGTAACTTTAGAAAGTGGTACTGGAACAGGACAATTAGTTATGGAAAACGAAACAGGAAAAGGAGATCCTTATTCAGGAGATAAAGTTGTACAAGAAAGTGGTAGTGGTAATGAGGATATAACCGATGTAAGAATGATTGACCATGGTAATGCTTATATTTCTTTACCTACTTTAACAGTTACAAGTGGTAGTGGATCAGGTGCAAAACTTTTAGCATATGGTTCAGAAATAGGTCGTGCATTACTTGTTAATGTTATTGAGTCAGGATATAATTATCAAGCTTCTCCAGCGCCTACACTTACTTTTCCAACATACGCCTTACTTAAAGATATTTCAGGAACATATGTAATAGGTGAAACAGTTTCTGGTTTAGGTTCAGATGGTTCAACAGTTGTAACAGCTAAAGTAGTTTCATTAGATACAGATACACAAATTTTAAAATTATCAGGTGCTTCAGGCATTTATGGAACAGATGTAAGACTTACAGGTGCAGCTGGTGCTACAGGTACTATTGTACGATTAGAACAAGCAGAAGGAACTGTTAGTGTTTCTCCTTTAGTTACAACAGATGGTTCTTATATAAATGAAGATGGATGGATATCTGAAAACACTATGAAAACCCAAGACAGTTTATTATATCAGGATTATTCTTATATTATTAAAGTAGGTAGATCCATTAATGAATGGAGAGATAGTTATATAAAAACATTACATCCTGCTGGGTTTTATTTTCAAGGAGAGATTGCTATTGCAAGTCAATTGGATCTTCAAATTAGAACAATAACTGGATTAAATAGTGGTACAGAAGGTATATTAAGATCAGCACTAACTAAAATATATTCACAAATTATAGGTCGTAGATTAGGAACAGAAGATGATGGAACAAGTTTAAGAGCAAACGCAAAAGCAACTGTATCTGCTGATTTTGATCAGGATACAGTTACACAATTTTCTAAAACAACAAGAGATGTAACCTTAACAAGACCTGCTATTGATATTAATTATGTAAGTAGGGTTAGAAGAAATATTACAGATTCAAGTGGTAATGTTGTAAATGTAAGACAAGCATTTGTATATGCTGGGCCACGATTAGGTGTGTTAGATAAATGGGCAAATACTGTATTTGGTATTACTGCTAATACTAGTGGTGCTCAAGGTAGTAGTGGTATAACGTTTGCTGTATTAAATGGTATTAAAGTACAAGGGACTAGAACAATTTTAGATGGTTCAAATGCAATATTTTTACTGACTTCAAACGAAGCTGGTAGAAAGATGAAAACAAACTTTACAATTCCTTCAGAAGTAAAACGTATCATATTTGGCGCTAACAGTTTTGATGAAGACGCAACAACATTTGATTCAGATAGTGTTACAATGGATGTGGTATAACATATAAATAGATAAGAGGCAGTATGGCAAAACAAACAATCAATATAGGTACAACAGCAAATGATGGGACAGGTTCGTCTTTACGTGCTGGTGGTGATCTAGTTAACGATAATTTTAACGAAATTTATACAGAATTAGGTAATGGAACAACTTTAGCAATTATTAGTAAAACACAAACATTATCTAATAAAACTATTGATTTAGGTACTAATAC